CAACAAGAGATGCATTGCGTAGATTCGCACCTTCAAAGTTCGCATAGCTCAAATCCGCATCATCGAAGTTCGCCCCAATTAAACTGGCACAGCGAAAATCAGCATGATCGAGTTTCTGTCCGGAGAAATTGCGGTTCGCCAGTTTCTTATTATAAAAGTCTTTCCCCACCCTGTCGGCACGTACAGTTGGCATCGTGTTCCCCATGTCCTATACCTCTCTCGTCAACATTAAAGCGTTTGAATCCTCGTCTTCGTCCAGCAGATCATCTCCTGCACTAATCACGCGGATATCATCGTAGAGTTGTCCTGTATCGACTGGGACATGCTCTCTGATGATGTCCCTTACGCGTGATGCCGTTCGTTCGACTACCTGTTGAAACTCCTCGTGAATCCCCTCGGCCGTTGTACTGGTGAACTTGAGTCTCCCTATCTCTTGCTCGAATGCGGCCCAGTACAACGGTGTATTCACGCGGATGTACCCGTGTGGTGCTTGAATCGACAAGAACACCCGCTCGCCGTCAGGATTCGTTCCGATAGTTGTCTTAGGGCCAATTTTTGTCTGCCGTATATTCCCCCATTCCCAAACGAGGGCATACGCAGCAGCGGGCCCTTCGACGCCGACACCCGCTTCGATTGGCGTTCTATCCGCCTGTGCAAACTCAGACAAGAATTTCTTCGTGTCGAGTTGCAACAACGGATAAAGTGCTGTGAATAAGGTAGCCATGTGACCTACCTCACTGAAGATCGTTGAGTATATTTACAAGCAACGTCTGGTTCGTGCCGTCGGTCGCTTGATCCGTGTTCACCAGAACCTTTGCCAGCAATGTACCCAACTCCTGGGCTTTGAGCAGGCATAAGTTTAGGTTGCCGAGATAGTCCATCATGCCACCGGGGATTGACCCACTGGCGTAAACGCCTGTACCACCAGTGAAGTTTCCAGCACCACCAGTTGCCGTCAGTGCCGATGGGTTAGTAGCGTTTACTGACGTTGCCGCCTTGATAGCGACGTTGTTATTCGTAATGACTGTTTTCAAATCTGCCACGATTGTTGTGCTGTTCGCCATAAACTTAGTTCTCCTTTTGAATTTTTACAGCTCTTACCACAAACCACCAATCGAACGCCGTACAGGGTTGACTTGTACGCGTGCCCGTCCATACGCTTTGCTGACAGGCTCCAATTCATTTAATGAGATTGTCACGCGAGTCTGGTCTGCCGGAAACGAAACGACAGCTTTCGTCCCGTTCTCGGCAAATGCGAGAATCGTGCCTAGCTTAATAAGATTACTTCCACGCCCATGAAGTATCGGGCGTCTAACGCGTACCTGATCCTGAATGCGAAAACCTATTTCTTGTTTCATTTCAGCTCCCTTCGACCGTGACTGGTACTTCTTGATAAGACGTATCGAGCGTCCAGGCTAGAATCTGCCCAGCAATCTGTTCGTTGTCGATACCGTCGATCTTGTGCAACCGGTTGTCATAGTACAGACCAATTACTGTTGGATCACGCCACACTTGATACGGGTCCGTGTAGCCCATTAGATTCATACGGGCTTTTACAAACGTATGGCTGACATAGAACGTGCGGCCGGAGAACATGAATCGTGCCTGATTGAGTCCAATGTCTCCCGCTTTGCCGCCTTTTGCTCCTGCCGACCAGACTTCTACAGGAGGTTTGATCGGTATGTCCATAAACCCTGTTTCCTCGGGCTGCATCGCCCCTGTCGGACTAAACTCAAATCCCAATTCGGCGAATCCAACATCGGGCGTCACATAGTTCTGAATTCTCAGGGCACAGGGCAGTCCCGGACGGAAATAGCGCAACATACTGTCGTACATGAAGCGTACGCCAAATCCCCATGGCACTCCACCGCCCATTTATTGCTCCGCCTCGGAGAATAGACCAAAGTTCCCGCCGCCCGCTAGTATTAGAATGTGATGCATGACAGGTGCAAGATGGATCACAGCAACATGCAAAGCTTGTACTGCCTCATGTGCACCGCCAAGTCCTACGGCGGCCTTCGCAAGGCCTTTCGTCGCTTTTACAATGGCATCCGTAAACATCTTGAACCCGTCCCAGGATTGTGCTAAATCGCCAAGACGCTTGGCGAACCAGAGGTGCTTCAAAACAATGCCCGTCCTTGTTTTGGAACTCTCGATTTTACCAAGTGTTTTTTCGTCCGTCTTCATCGTGTCGTAGCTTGCTTTTGCCCAGTTGGCTACTTTCTTCGTCAGTTTTGTACCAGGCTTTGGCGCGGCAGTCGCGGCCTTTCCCTTCGCAAAGCCCTTCGTAACGGCAGGAACAGTTTTTCTTCCGCGTCCACGACTATCCCATGCTTTCTGTACGCCCTCAGCAGTGCCATAAGCATGTATTGCTGAATAGCCAGCAAGCTCCGATGCACAGTGCATATCAGTCAGTCGTCTAATCATGTTTACTCCATGCTACTATTACTAATATGCAATGACGTTAGCGTAAGGCCTCAGCCAGCGTTCTATCGTCGGGTCAATCATATCGTCCGTAAACTGACCGCTGACACGCCACACACTAAAACTTTTCATGCCTGTCGTGCCGCCACCTCTTGATAAGAAGTTCTTACATAAAGCCGCACACGCATGTTTGATGCTCTTCGGCATGTCCCTCGGATCGTAACCCGAGTTGTACTGAATAAAGACTTCCGTGTACTGGCTCAAGTAAAGTCCTGCGGGAAGCCAGATTTCACCTGTGATCGGATCAACGTCCGCTTTCGTCAAGTCAATCGGCGTGAACTGCGGCGGGCCACCGAAGAAACTCGCAATCTGCAAGATGTTCGCGCCGTAGTTCAAGTCTGGATACACCATCTGGCTGCCACGTCGGCCATAACCGTAGCGTCCTGAACAACTGACAATCGGCGTCAGCGCCACTTGATCGTATGGCGGCGGCGCTGCCGTGTTCGCTGTAAAGCCCGTATAGTAGTTCTGTCCGCTTGCTGCTAGACAGTTGGCCAGCGATCGAGTTAGTCCTACAAGAGGCCGGAACATTGTGCGAAAGATATTCCGGCCCTCCGGCAGGTACATGCGTTGCGAGTAAGTAGTATAGACGAGCGAGCCATTTCCGTCACCGTCCGTGCGGCCACAGTATTCATCAATCAGGCTGCTTGACGCTTCGACAAGCGAAAGAATATTCGGCTGGTCGTCAACGCTCGGCAACCCGAACGACTCTAATTCACTAGGCATCAAGTACAATGGCTGAAATGCTGGCACGCTAGTCTAACTCCTTACCTCGTTGTCATAACGATACTATGTGCGTAATTAGGTCCCTTAGCTACTACTCCACCAAATTTTACTATTACAAATTGGGCTGCCAAATTTCCGACGAGCCCGAGTTGGAATACCCTTGGGATCGGTGAAGTCAGCCAGTGATACTCGACAAACTCTTCCGACAGGATGAAGCCCGTGTACTGGTTCAAACTCCCTGACGGCAGCACTGTCAAGCCTGCGTCCGGAATCAACGGCAGCAGGCCCGCTTGCGTGGGCAAGGCCTTGACGATCACTCCAGGGATCACTTCGACTTCGTTGTAGTAGAGTTGCACGGTCTTCGCTTCCTGATCGAACAAGTCCGCGAACAACGGGTTCATGTAGAAGCCGCTCGGTTTGACTTCGAAATCCTGCCGGGCGACCATGCCTGCTACTTGCGTCTTCGTGCCGTCAACAAGACTCGATGACGAACCGATTGTCTTGACTTGGTTGAATCCACCCAAGACTGCCGCAGTTGCGATTTGACCCGAAATGCCGTAATACTGTGAAGAAGTCGGCACGACTAAATCCGAGTCCGCTCCGTTCCACAGTTTCAAGTCATGCTGCTTCAGCACAGCATCCACTTGATCGGTCAGGTCCTTCGCTTCAAGGTACGGGAACTGTCCTTGCTGCTGGTTCACTTCCACGTCGAAAATCGAGTAATTAATCTGGGCGACGATAGCCTTCAGAGTGATTACTTTCTCAACGCGCTCGGGTTGGCTCGCTGTCGTCGCAATGGCTCTCGGATCGACGAACGATGCTGTCCCGATGCTGAGTTGCTCGAAATACCTGCTCGGTTGGCCCGTAGCAGGCACTTGGTTGATACGCTGGCCGAGTACGAATCGCCTCCGGACAAGATCGAAGATTTCCGCTTGATAGCGGTTGACCTCGATTGCACCGGGAGCGAGATAGTCGGCGGCAGCTTGCACAGACCCGATGAATCGGGCTGATCTTAAATTTGCTGCTCCCATCTGATTTGTTTCTCCTGTTTTGATTTAGACGCTCACGCGCCCGGTTAGTTCACACCACGGTGTATCTCGCCCTGATCCATCAGCTCGGCCGCAGTCAACTGGTTTTTGAACCACATTCTCGTTGTCGGATCGAGTTCGACCGGAGCGTTTGCAAAAATCTGATCGACCTCTTCGACACTGAGTTTCTTGCCTTCGGCCTTGAGTTCCCGCACATCCACGTTGTTCTTCGAAAGGAAGTTGCCCAATTCGGCCGAAACAGAACGCCTGTCCGTCTTCTCAGCGTACTGCTCCGCTTGTGCTTCGAGGGCATCGACTTGGTTCTGCAAAGTTCCCAGTCTATTGTCCGCATTCGCTTTCAACGTGCGGTACTTCTTGCGCAACGCACGATGCGAAGCATAGAGTTCCCGAATAACCGAAGACGCTTGAATCGAACGCGTGCTGCTTGCTTTGACGAGTTCTTTCATGTGCTTTGGCTTTCCGATTTTCCCTGTGCGGGTTGTCTTGTCGCCCATGTTTTCGAAGTCCTTGTTGAGTTCCCCTGGTTTATCTTCTCCGGCGGTGTCGTCTTCCAAGTCCTCCAGCGCTGCATCGAGGTCCTCATCGTCATCGTCGTCCTCTTCGTCTTTCTTTTTCTTTTTGCTGTCAGCCTCGTCATCGTCCTCGCTGTCGGCGGCCATTTCTTCTTCCGCCTTCGCAGCGAGTTCATCGACCTCTTCCTCAACATCATCGTCCTCATGATGCGAGGCTTCGAGGCTTAGTGCTTTTGCTTCTTCCACGGAAGCAGCAATACTGGTAATGCTCGCTTGCTGCCTCTTTAGCACGCTAACGAATGGCTGCAACGATTCCGTTACAGCTTTGGCAATCGCCGGGCCGACACCAGCAGCAATTGCTTGTACAAGTCGCTGGCCGTCGCTGCTCGCTGCTTTCTCCTTCTTTTCAGGCTTCATACGTCCTCCTTCAGATTGACGGTCGTTTGCCGCTGCTGCGGCCAGTACCGTTTTTAATGCGATCTTGCGGATTTCTTTTTTCACACGAGAACCCCACATCTCACCGAGGTGCTGAATCGCACCGGCACTCAAACTCGTTTGCGTATACGCGGCAGCGCTCTTGAACAGGATCGTCGCACCGCTGAAATGAAAGTCTTCGAGGTACCAAACAGGGGCGTCTTTCTGACGTACAGTCACATCTTGCAACTCCATGCTCATGCCTAGTCTTCCCGTTTGCATGTCCTTCTTGACTTTCGGGAAGTCGCGCTGCCAGAAAAAGCCATTCACGATGACTTTGTTTCCCTCGATTTTTGCGCCTGTAATCACACCGACTTTATGTTGTGGCGCATGGGCCGAAAGCTCTGCTGAATAGTTCACACCCATGTTGATAAGGCTCGTCAGGCGCTTCTTTGCAACAGTAGTGGGAACGTAAATACGGTGACCTTCGGCCCCATGCGGGGGTTTATCGGAGGGAACATCGAGTAGCAGAAGAGTGCCCGTAAAGGGCATCTTATTTGGATGGATTTTATCTTGAGGACCTACGGCGCAGACGCCAATGCAGCCGTCATTGCCGAATCTCATTGTTGAGAGGCGCAGTTTCATTTGCCAGCCGACTCCGGAAGTTCCGCATCATCCACATATCGTCTACTTCCTCATCGGCACAAACTACGCCATCCACGAAATTCTTACTGATATGAACCTGTATCGCCACCACTGCGGGGATACTTTCCGCGCTTGCCCTTCTGTATTAGCTTCTGTTCGCCAGGCATGTACGCGCTATTAGAATCATTAGGACGAGAGAAACCCCTATAACGATCATTGAGGTATTGCTCCACAACCGTGGGCTTGCGCAGGGACTCTTGGAACTTCTTGACCTGTCCGCGCTCGTCGGCCTTACTAACTTTCTCGGGCTCTTCTTCACCATCTTGCTCATCCTTTTCTACTTGCTCGAAAAACTCTTTCAGTTCGTCGTTCAGTTGTTCGAGAACACCGGGCTGCTGTGTCTCCATTTGTTGACCAAGTTCACCCGTCTCAGGCAGCATACCCATCTCTTGGAAATACTGAACTTCTTCAGGTGTCATCTGCTGAATATCATCAGAGCTGAATTCCCCCTGCCCAATCAAGCTGCCCTGGAAGCCACGCATACCGCCAGAATTTGCCGATGCTGTCGGAGACATTGCCCCAGCGCCACCCGTAGGCGGCAAACCGGAACTTACGCCCATACCGCCGCCACCGTTTCCACCTGCTCCAGCGCCACCACCCTGAGGCATTGACTTCGCTCTTGCTAGAGCCATCGCTTCTTGGATCAGAATATTCATCATGCCGAATGTCAGCTTGCCCCAGCCATCGGGAAGCGGCGGCTTACCATCAGACTCGCGCATTTCATCCGGCAGCAGTGCATTGCTCTGATACTGGCGCTGCTGGATTTGAACTTTCGTAAGCGCATCGGGATCGTCCAGACCCTTAAAGACGAATTGCAAATCTTTCCAGCCTAGAAAGCCGTGTAAGAGTTCCCGCGTGAACGCTTCCATCAACCGTGTCGCCATTGGCACGACAGCGGCCTTGAAATCGGAAATCGACATTATTAAGCCGGTCGATCTATTGACATCCTTTTCCAAACCAAGACTGAACGGGGATAGATCAAATCCGTTCGCAGTACAACGGATCAACATTTCCAGCCATTCGAGCAGCAAGTCTTGAATCAGGACAGACTGCACCGGGATGACCTCGGGCTTTTTCATGCCCGCAATTAGGCTGACTTTCGCCTGACCTTCTAGCTCATTCTGAATGTGCCTGCGCACCGTCTGGATGTGCGCTTGATTTTGTGGCTGTTCCCACCACAGGAACGTCTTATGCACTTGATCGGAGCCCGCTTTACTGGCCATGTCCTGTACGCCGAGTAGCGCATTGACCGTATTGAAAGTAACTTCAAGCTTGCCTAAGCCAAAAGGAGTATTTGCCCTTACATTGTCCCGGATATAGACCAGTTCATCGGCTAGGAATGCGACAACGCCGCGCTCCCCTTTGAGTCCCGTCATTTGCGCGAAGCGTGGTCGTTCCGTGTTGCTTTCCGACCAGTCGGCATAGATGCGGATTGTAGAACCATCCACAGACCACATTTTCATTGGGCGTTTATAGTAGGGCGTCATGCGAGGCTCAATGCAACCATAGCCACCGATGATCGTATCTTCCAAAACCGCTTCAGAGAACGTCCGAAACGAGTCCACATTATTAGGATGTTCAAAACAATTCTTGACGATACGAATTCTCTTCTCCCGTTCTTTCGGGTCGCCCTCATTCTCCATGTCCGGCATAGCCTCAATGTCCCATTTCAGTTGAAGCACAGCATTCTTAATTAGGTTGATTGCCCGACGAGGAATTGGGGTTTCACTGAACCTACGGAGATTATAGGGGGTTTGACCACACCATGCGGCCTTGCCATTACGACGAACATAGATAACCCCATCTGGAACGCCGACGCAGTAGACCTTACCTGAATACTCCTGTACCTCCACATGCCTTAAACCCGACCACTTGAGGAGATTTTCATAGACACAATAAAATGGCGCACGCATTCTGCCACTAGCCATTTTCTTTGACGGTCTGGTATGAAGCGTTCCTCCTGTTCCGAGCTTAATCAGAATTTCCTGAATGTCGTTTGCAAGCCGCTGACTTGCGGTCGCAAACATTCGTGTTCGTTGAAACGATCCATCGCCAATCCAAAACCAGTGTAGCAAGATTTTGAGATACTTTGGCGGAAGATTTTTTACCCAAGTGGGCACATACTTTGTATAAGTATTGCCAAGCGGATGTAGCTTCTCATGCAGGGCTTTACTCTGAATGCGGAAACCGCGCTTACGCAATTGGACATGGAATGGCAAACGCCCAAGCAACTCGGCAATTGCTGTATAGCTTTCACTCTTGCGCTCCTGTGCTATGCCAACAGTCCACATCATCCCTACAGAACGATTAAATTCTTGGTTTGATCCATCGGCAGCGGCGGCAATTGCTTGAACATACAAAGGCCTAGAATCCACGTCCGCATCTTTCTCCATACCAGCAAATGCAGATTCACAGTGGCCCTCAGCTAGATACAGTCCTAGAAAGGCAACCCAATCCTCAAGCAGAACGGTGTAATCTTCCGGGTGACGACCGCCCTTGTCGCTGCATCGTTCAGTCTTAATAGTTACAGATTCAAACGGAATCTTCCCAATCCATGCTTTAGAAGTAAGGGGAACCTCGAATCGTACAAACCCATGGCCGTCCCCATTTGCTATGTGCTCTGCTACATCCTTCGCAAATTGAAACCCTTTTTTGTCTTTGGCAAATGCACCACTATTTCCTTTCGGTCCTGCCCAACGAACAGATCGGCCATACATGCGATGGTGTGGCGTAACCAAAAAGTCCAAGCACTTGCCAGTCAGGTGCACCATCGGGCCAGAGTAATCAACAACCATAAATTTCTTGGCGTGCTGCCAGTGAATCTCACCATTCTTACTACGCGTAGCATATAAATCATCTGGACGAGCTTCTGGCCATGGCACCCAGCCTCGCTTTGTGAGTACCTGTGTATCGGCAGAGAAGCAATTTTTCAAAATCGGTTGGTTCAACCTATGGAGCGCCTCTGGCAAATAGGGATATTGCCAGGTTCTCCGATCCACAATGTCAAATTGCCCATCGCGGACCGCTTGAATCTCTTGCGTGTGCCGCTGCTTGACAAGCCCCCATTGTTCACCGGGGGTAGCGGACAGTTCTTGGGAATGGGCATTTGACATTACGCGGACAATTTCTTGCGTGCGGAAGTGCCTCGCAGCACGCGCTTCCAGGTCCCTGTGGAACTGCCTGATTGCCTCAAGAATCGCCATCTAGCGAGAAAGTGTATAATAGTGCACAAAGTCGCTAAAACAACTTAGCAATTAAATCTGGCGGGGATTTAACTTGTCAGTACCAATACCCATACCTATGTCGCCATGTAATTTTTCTTATTACCCATAACGGAAACCAGATAGGAAATAAAACCACAGCAAAAATAATCATGATCGCTGTGGTAAGAGATTCAAGGATTTCGTGCAATATCCCCTCACTCATCGAAGTCTACCTCACGCTTGACTGGATACTGAATTGTTGGCTTGCGGGGCTTTTCTTTCGGCGCATCTTTCGAAGCCCGAATCTTCTGAAGCACATCATCAGGAATTGGCACTCCCGGACTGTTAGCATCAGGCCAGTAATATGGAGGCACATGAATCACGGTACCACTCACCGCATTTAGATTCGTCACTAGAGCACTTGGAGGGGGCAGCAAATCGGATTCAACTACAGGTAAGACGTGATCGAAGTAGGACATAAGATTACCAGCGTCATCGGGCATAGCCACACCACGAAGATAAACATCATCACAGTCTTTGTTGCACGACACAGTGTAACAATTTTCCAATAGAATCGACTTATATTTGAAAGTGTCTCCCCCCGCAACCAAAAGAAGTTGTAGCTTGCTGTATGGAAGGCTAAGCAAGTTGTTTCTGTCTTGCGTGTGCACGCCAATAAGTTTGCCGCACCATGCAATTTGTTTCAATCCAGAGGTATACTGTGCACGGACTGCACCACGGTAGCCAACACGAACTTCACGAATGTCTTGCTGGATTGTCACATCTGCCAGCGTAGCAATGACAGAGCGTTCTGGCCCTGTCACGAGATAGCCTAGTGAAGAATTACTCTCTGAAGACACCGCTACCTCTCCTGTAAATCAACAATAAATCCCTTGTCCTTGAGTCGCCGCACGACGTACTCGCCCGCAGCACTCTTTGCGTCGATACCCCCTAACTGAAGTGCAAAACTAGTCGTCAGCATCCCAGACTGGCCGTGACGACGTAGCTTGTGTGGCCCATCGGGCTTAATAATAAGCTGTTTCTTTCCTATATCCACAGTCACTTGGAAGGTTTTCGCAATGCACAAATCTGGGGACAGCCGAAGCAGTCCTGCAGGCAGCACCCTAACAGTTCCTTTCGTCGCTTGTGGGCGTCCTACCCTTCTAGGTTCTGTTTTAATAATCGCCATAGTACCTCTTTTCGTTAGTTCACAGAACGTGCATGCGAGCACTCGGGCTCGTACTCGCTCATCAGTTTGATAACCTCACTATAGTACTGCGGATGCTGTTCGCAGTACGACTCGATACAGTGTTTACCAGCAAGCCGCACGGGTGCGTACTTGGCAGGATAGTGTTCACAAGCCCAAAAGAATGCCAAACCCGCCCGATACTCAAAACGGGCGGCTATGTACTTCGCGTCCTCAATCTCACCACCACATTCAGTACACGTCACCATGTCTTCCTCCTCACTTGGAATCTCTACTCAACCAAAACACACCTGCTGTGTACCACAAAAAAGAGGTGGATGGATCATAGCTCTTTTCCCAGAAAGAATGAGCAATGACAGCAATAGACATAATAAAACATAGAATTGCTAACACTGTATTCATTTCGCGCTCCTTCGGGGCCCGAAGACAGCGTGCTGATTTTCGCCGAGATAGTCAGCTTGTCGGCTTTGGACAATTGCTCTGCGAGCAGCACGCGGTATCGGATTGGCTTCATGAAGCTATCTTGCGCATATCAATCTCCACGATGCGGGCAGAGACAAGCCGTACTGCACTCTTTGCGGCGTTCTGACTCATGCAATTCGTGCACAGTTTCACATCGTCTTTGCCCCAACCGTCACGATGGCCGGGATTCACACGCGTCCACAGCCGTAAACGGTTCGAGCGGAAGTAGGTCTTGCCACAGCGGCTACATTGTCGGTCAGGCTTTCTACGCATGTTTCACCCCCGAGTGCATCTTCCTGCGGTGGATGGACAACGACATGGGCGACTTGAATGGTTTGCCATGCTTGTCGGTAGTTGTATTGCAGACATCGCAGCGTAACGCGGGGCGTGGGGTGTTCTTGGAATGGGCTTCCCGCTTGTGTGCACTTAAAGATGCTTTACTGAGAAATGGTCCGTGTGCTCCCTCCATTGCGCCGCATACATCGCAACGCAGAGACTTGCTTGATTTCTCTGCTTCCGCGTCATGATTGAAACCATTTCTGGTCAGGAATTGCAGTCCGACATCGCCCGCTGCCGTAGTAATCATTAGGGTCTTGCCTTTCTGCAAGCGTGCTACTTCGTGGTCCTCCAGCAAAATAATCTGCTTCATTATCCTACTCCTCACGTTTTAGATTTTACTGCTACCAAGAACTCCCTAGTTTTCGTGCTCAACCCGTAATAACCATTAATTTTGGGCAACCTGTGTTTAAGTGCGATTGCTTCATGATACTTAATGGCCAAATCCAATGCATCGAGTGCATCATCTGTACCCATAACTTCCAGGTTCAGACCAATAAACACCGCCTTCTTCCAGAGTCTCAAACTTTCAGCGGCCTCTTTCTTCGTCGCATAAACCTTCGTTCCCTTATAGTTTCCCATGATCCTCACGCTTCAGCTACTGGTACATCTTGCACGACAACTTTTGCTGTACTGCCATTCTTGCTAAGAAACACAAGCCTTACTTTGTCTCCGTTCGTTTCGATCTTGAACGGGCGTTCCGCTTTCGAACCTGTCCGCCCCAATACGGTTAAGAAATAACCAACGCTGTCTTTTGCGCGATTCTTATACTTTTTGAAACTGTCCTTCACGTGCCATTTCTCGTCGAGCATCACGGACAACATTTTCTCAGGCATCGTGCCAGGCCGTGCGATCCCCAGCACCATATCAGACTTCGCTTTAACGATTTGTTCAGCGGGTGGCTCTTTCGGCTCACGTATCTTAATCTTGGTCATAGGCTCTTCCGAGTCCCGGCACTCGCGGGAGCAGAAGACGGCACCGGAACGGCGACCGAGAAAGCTTACATAGGAGATTATATTTTTGCAGCCCGAACGGTCGCAGCGCTCACTTACGTATATGCCACGTGCTTTCAGTTGCGTTTGGTCAGCTTGGGTTAGTTGTGCCATATCGTTAGTCTTGTTTCTTCCTCCAGAGAACACAGGCGTAGTCTACCGATAATATGGCCGAAAGAACTAATACAGCCCAAAGAAATATGTGTGCCCTAAAGAATGTCATGTGGCACCACGCTTCGCCTTATCCTCAGTATGCCAAGGACCATCAAGATTTTCTGGCTCAACCCCATTAACTTTCAGGAGTGCACGGGTTTCCCTGAGCCAACGGAGTCGGTGTTCCGGCGCGGCGGCGTCCATAAACATATTGGTGTGGGGTGTACCTATCATAGATTCAGCCGACCGGAGTCTTTCCAGTGCTTCGTCAAGCCGTTCAGCCAGTTTATTTTCGTCAAGCAATTCAGGCGGTGCTTTTTCAATCGGAACCGTTTTCATGCCGCACCTCGCTTCGCCATTGCTTCGGCTTCATAGTCGGGGTTGACAGCGGGCAGCAGCATCGGCGTGTGGACAACGGGCGCTTCGTTTTCGATGCTCAGTTGGTATTTCCGCCATGCTTTGCCAAGCTGATCCTTGGCGAGTTTAACGAATTCATCTTTCCATGAAATCGTCCGGCGTTCTTGGTAAGTCAGGGTCAACAGATACGGCCCGCGACTTGGACATTTGAGGCCCTCTTTGAACCCGGCAATCAGCTCTTCCCGCAACACAGACTTCTGCTCTTCCAATTTCTTGATCTCGGCAGCAATCTGTGCGTAACGTGTCACTTGCTCTTGGTCTAGGTATTTCATCGAATCGTCCTCCTCACAGAGATTACTTACACACTCAATATACAATATTCGCACAATATTGTCAAGTGCCTATTTTTCATTATCGAGCGCCGTCCACGCACTCCCTGGTACGCGCATTTCTTCCAGCATGGTAAACGCCTGTTTTGTGCTCCACACAATTTGCGCCGGCTCCGCGACTGCTGGATCGACGTGGATCGGCATCACGAATGGATTGGACCATGGACACGCATAGTGCAGTCCAAGACACATCGGGTAATAAAGAATCTGCGGTACTTTTTGTGATCCTGCAAGATGCGACAGGCCGTTATCTACAGTCACAGCTAGGTAAATCCTGTGCTCTTTCATCGCCCGGGCAAGTGCTCGCAGCGGCATCCCAGTAAGGTATTCTTCCTCAGAAAAACCTAGTTCGTCTGCCCGTTCGTCTGCGCTTCCAGTTACGCGAATCGGTTTGTTGAGTGTCCGTAGAAAGCGCAGAATTGGCTTCCACTTTACCCACGGCAGGCACTTGTTCGGCGGTTTGCCATCGTGACTCGAACACGACCGTGAAAACGGTGCAATCAAAATTGCGTCTTGCGGAACTCGGGATACCCATTCGTTGTCCTCCTCATTGTATGGCGGGTCGTAAAATGGCCCTAGGTCTGCCGCAGAATCGCCAAGTTTGACACCGAGCAAATCTGCATAGCCCTGTGCCAAGTGGCACTTCTTTTGATTGCAAATCTCAAAGGCCTTGTTTACGTTGAAATTGAATTCGAAGTCGTATTCAATCGTGACAGGAACCTTCGGGAGCCCGATGTAAGCAACTTTTACCTCGTCCATTCTACCAAATACAACTTTCAGTGGCACACCCATTCCACGGTATAGTTCCGCCACTGCGTTGTTGTCCGTTAGCATGTCGATTTCATACTCGGGATGACTGCGGTGCCAGGCACGCAATGCGGCTGATATGCAAAGTGCGTCACCTATGAGATTGTGGGATTCAAATAAGGCCCTCATTTAGCCTCCCTAATCGCAACCTAGTCACACAGAACAAAATAGCGCGACCGCCTCTACTCGGACGCCTGAGTTTACGCAAAGCTTTTGCCTCAATCTGCCGAACACGCTCCTTGGTAATGGTCGGCCCTATAGTCTGAACTTTTTCAACAAATTTAGGTTGGTCACCAATATGGTCATAACCGTCGTAATATTTTACTACCACCTTCACGACACCCTCTTTTGGCGCATCCGGATGCCTGCTCCTGATATGTGAACCGGTCTCGTCAAGTGTCAGTACCTTTCCATTGAGAAGTCCAAAGCGCAGCACGATAACCTTCCGCTCAACACGCGTCAGTCCATCAAGACCTGAGAGCACAGCCATACACAAAGCATCATACTCAATAGTGTCTTTTGTAAGCTGCTTAAAAGTTGGGGGTTTAGTAAAAGGCTCACAAGCAATGCGGCATGCGAGTTTCAAATAACAACTGAGTCTTTCCAACCGATCCTTTTTCTTTTGCCGGTACTGCCTAGCCTTTTCACGCGTTACTGAGGCTTTCCGTTGCCATTCCTCATGTATGCGTTCGTCTTCTTGTATTCCCATCAAATCGTCATGAACCCAAGGACAATCTTGTACAGTTACCCTCTTCCTCATCATTGTCATCATCCTCACGTAGAAAATTTATTTCTCCCGTTCGAATACACTAGGCACGATGGGCTGATAGTCTTCAACGTACCGCACGAGCCACGCGGACAGTTGTGCCAATCGTTCGGTAAAGAACGCAAGTGGTAGCACAATAAGCAGCAAAAACGCCTTCGTGATTGTCAGCAGCAATACCCAGCATTCATCATGCAGATTTTCGATTGAGTAGTTTTCTGTCATTTTGAACGCCTTTCTCCTTGTCGGTCAGGCCCTTCAATGTGGACTCGGGGTACTTTATTGGCCACATATCGCCCTCCAACTCGACCCAAATCTTTCCATCCTTAACGTCAATACGCTTAACCCAACCAAACTGAGCGTAAGCATTTTTTACTACTTGCCCTACGCTAAACTTGCTCTTCATTTCTTTCTCCCCTTCTTTTCATCATGGGTTTCAATGCTTCAGTTACAGCCGAAAGGAGACCATCTCGAATATCAGAGTCCGTCCAGTCTTCAATAGAGTCTCTAAGTTCATCCAATTTGTTTTCCAAAGTCTCCACAAGACGATTCAATCGTATTTCCGACTTTCCTTGGTCATGTAACCGTAATTTTTCTGAAATAATTTCGGCGATTGCTTCAAAGTCTTTCTTGCCGAGCATGAAGGCAAGGTCAGTGTCCGTGTTATCCTCAAAGTGGTCTTTGGCATTTTCACCGTCGCATTCGTCGCAATAGGGTTCACCAACTTGGTTTATCAACAGGCCACAGTCGCTGCCACCCCATTTAAGAATTACCGGCATCCTCATAGCGATGCCTTCATCTTCTTCATGATGTGGGCACAACTGCTCAAGTCGAATTTCGCTTCGTATTTGAACTTCTTTTTCTTGTTTCGTTTTCATAACCCTACTCCTCACGGTTTAGATTTTACCAACTTACTAGAAATTTAAGGGCGGTGCGGACAGTCACGAGGCTCAGATTCGTAACCGTCACATCGTGTCCTTCCGTCCCAGGTAGGACACTGGCTGAGGTAATACAGTACCAACCGCCCAGCTCGTCATACAGCAATTCATAAACTTTTCCAAGATAGATTTTTCGTAATTGTCGCGGGCGCGAAGTCTGAGCCTTGCGCATCATAACTCCATGATACAGGAATCGTGTTCTAACTCGTTCCCAGGATGCACAGGAACGCTGTTTCCCGTCGATTTCCCGCTACTTATGAGCACTTCTATAGCAAAACACATCTGGAAAAGGCTTGTTTTACATTAAAACTATTGTTTTCTTGAGGTTAGATAAGAAAAAGAGCATCTAGCCTGAGGTTTTTCGATCAGGCTAGATGCTGAGGGGGTTAGTCATCGGACGCGGGTACGTCTTGCACGGATGCTCGTGAAACTTCCGCACCAGCACCAGCGGCCTTCGCTTTGGCTTTGGCTTTGGCTTTGGCTTTAAGTACCGGCTCAGTGGACTTCGCAGATGCACCGTTCTTGCCCTTGGCTGCGAGAAATACAAGCCTCACTTTCTCGCCATCGTTTTCCAGCTCCAGCTTGAACGGACGATCTGCTTTCGCACTCTTGCGCTTGAGCACGGTCAGGAAATAACCGATGCTGTCTTTTTCACGCTTGCGGTACTCCATGAAATCCGCACGGTTATGGAACTTCCCGTCGCTCAGATCGGACAGTATCTTTCCCTCTACAGAGTTCGGGGAAGCGATGCCCAACACACGGTCTGCCCTGGATGTACGAGTCTTTTTTACTTTTGCTTTCTTTGCTGTTTTATTTGCCATGTTCTTGCTCCTCTTCTTAGGTTTATTTAGAAACTTGGCCCTGTTTCACGCACCCAAAATATTATACCTATCGTGGTGAATGTCAAGGTATATCACCTACACCCATAATCGGTCTCTGTCACCAAAACAAACTGTGGGCAGCCACACAGCACAGCAGTTGATTCAGCACCCGGTGTATCAAAAAATTCGGCATCGTCACCATGGTCGTAAAAGACTTCCTCATCGCACGTCATCGGATCGCCCGCACTTGTAAAGTGAAATTTGTACGCGTGATGGCAATTTTCGCATAGTGCTTCTAGGTCGAGCACACTTCCTCTTTTCCCAGCGGTGCACTCTCGCCGACTGGTATGAGTTTTGGAACTGTGATCTCTCGTTCTTTCATCCCATGTGCACCAAGCATCATGCAAAGCAAACTGAATTCCTTGTCATACTCGGGCGGGGCCCAGCAACCGGAACGGCAGATAAACACATAATCCACGTTGCGCCAACGTATTGGAGGAGCACCGTAGACAACATCAAACTGCCCGTTGAGTTGCTTACGGGCCCAATCCAGCTTGTCTTCGTGGCCTTCCGGAAACTTCTTTCGCCAATCGGGATAAACTTGCAACCACGATTTGACACGCCCGTTCGCAATCAAATGGCTGCCCCATGATCCACATTCAACGGATTTATCATCCTTGGCAATTTTGCCGTAATGGATATCATGGTGCGCGTCGATGTTAACGATCTCAAGATTGCTCTGTCCAGTGAGCAGTTGCAGAATCGCGGCATGTGACTCGGCCGTTCCAATCTGATATTTCCCTTGCGTGAACGGCAACCTTGTAATCACGAACGGGCTGCCACGGAAAGGAAGCAGTTCGCGCAAGTCTACTAGCATTTGCTTGAAGGATTTCGTTGCTTCGTTGTAACTGGTATTCACACGCCTAATGTGCCACATATGTTCTAGGAAGAATGTCGTCTCACGATGGCCCCAATCCAGCATTGGATTTTCTTCAACGAAATAATCCCAGTCAATCGAAACCACTCTAGTTGTCTTAGTCTTAGTCTTCGCGTTCATGTCAACTACCTCCTATAAATGAAACAATGCCCAACCACCAGTTATGAAACCGACAGCAAATCCAAGAACGAACGCACTGATGAGTGCAACACGGATCGTCAGCTTGAACTGCCGCTCATCCGTCAGAGTGCGGTGGATTAGTTCTCTCATGGTGTTACCGCCGTTTCTGTCAGTTTGACCGCTGGTATGAATCCAGTTAGTGATTGTGTGGTATAGGCAAGTGTGACACTGTTGGGCGCGTTCACCGTGACGGTAATCTGGGCAGGGTTAAGATGCAAACCCGGTGCGGCTGCCGATACGTAGGCCACAGGATTGCACCCTGCCTTGGCGTTACAAATGGCTGCCTCGGTCGTAATATAGTCAAGGTTGGACTTCTGATTTTCTAGCCAGAGCAAGTCAGCACCCGCTAGGGCAAGAAAAAGGAAAATAGGCAGAATTAACGCAAATTCAATTAGTGCCTGCCCACGTTGCCGATTAGTCTTCATCGAACGATACCTCCCGCGAAGGTTTGAGCACAACGAGCGTGTCGAGCGTGCTCTTGATCGTCTCAAACGACGCACGCATTGTGTTACGTGCCCGTTCGTCTTCCCGCAGCACATCCGGATTGACACCCTTAACAAGAGCATTCGCCTTGTCTACGAGTGCTTTCAGTTCAGCGTCACCTTGAATGTTCCGGGGATTGAATGTCCCAATCCATTCACTGACATTTGCAACGGCCGAATCCCGAATCACTTTTTTCTTGCCGTCTTTCGAGGGCGACAACCGTTCGACAAGGTGGCCAACAACTTCTGAGAACTCTTTGCGCAAAAGTTGCTGCCAGACTTCACGTGCAGCGTCCCATGACTTTGCGGCCTTCGCCTGCTCCTGCTGATAGACATCCCGGCTAACCTGTTCGAGACTCACAGGAACGTCGAAGCTGATATAGCGCCAAGTGATTCCAAACGCGGAGGTCAGTCCATCCTTGGTCGGATAGTCGGACTCCGTGAACAACTTCCCGAGCCTGGTTTTTGACTCCTGCAACATCTCGTCGTATTCACCAACGAATTGCTCAACGAGTTGCTTGTGCTCGACTGTGAACTCGATGAGCCGCTTATTGACAACATCCACGTTGTCGGTCGGAATGAGATACACGCTATCTTTTAGCAGTGACGGTAGTGCATGGGAGCGGACATATGCTTGAGCACGATACCCGACACCTCTAATCTTACCGAGGCTATCGGAAGCAACCAGCTTTTTCGTGACGCCAATCCAGCGAGGATCGGCTTCGACTTTTACATTGCTCGTGCTGATCTTGCGTTGGTTGCCCAGCACATGCACGTCCAAGGACAGAGCAATCACTTTGCCCAGCATCTCTTTTGTGCTGACTGGTTGTGGCTGCTGGACTGTAACGGTCTTGTGGATGTGACGTTTTGTTGCTGTGTGTTTTACTGCCAATGCTTTCTTCTGAGCCTTCGCTGCCATGTTCGTCTACCTCCTCACGATATGAATTCTCAACGATTCATAATACAAAACTCGCACAATATTGTCAAGGGCTAAACCTCGGAGAACAGATTTTCTTCGAGCCATTGACGTTCTGTGGCGAGCGCATCTTCCCGCAGTCTGTAAGGGCCAAGCACAGGCCCATTCACGGGCGCGAGGTCTGCCGTCCAACCCTTGCCACTAGGCTCGACGTAGCTTACACGGCGCGTTACGGCTTCACCGTGCTCGCACAGGTCGGCGAGCTTGTCATCGTAGATGAACGAAAGACTACCGTCCGGCCGTATAGCGATTGAGAATTGTTCTTGTTTGTTCGGATTCATATGCCTCCTTCGTAGCTTGACTGTGCCCAACTTCTCCGAGCGCCGCTTCAAGCCCTTTCGTCAGCGCTTTGCAGGCCTTTCCTTTGACACCCTTGACGGAGACTTTCACTTCCCCATCTGGTGCAATCGTCACTGTGATCTCTTCACTCATTTTCATTACCCCCTAACTGCTTTAACAACGAGAGTGCCATCCGGACGCTTGTACTGCGCGATGCGGAAACCGTCACGCTGGAACTTGGCCATTTCTTTCTTTGCGACTTGCACGGCATAGCCTTGCTTCAGTTTCTCGCCGCTCTTACCGATAGCTTCTTGGAGCCCGTAGCCGCCTTGCCAGAAGTCCCAAAGCATTTGATAGCCAGTGCCTGTCTTGCTCTTGACAACACCGACCTCGTACGCTCGCGGATTACCCTTAATGCGCATGGCGTAGTCACATTTGCCCATGTCCGCTTTCGTGAAACCGGCAGGCAGCGGATAATCACCGACATGCGTGCCGTACCACTTGAACGTTGATTGCTCGACCAGTTCCATACCGAGTGCTTCGGCCGCAAGCTTCAATGCGTTGAGGTCCCTGACTACCAATTTCAAATCGGTCACATGCGACATCGTAAAACTCCTTTCAGTTTGCTGGGGAGACTCTCGCCAGTGAGCCTTTAATCAATTCACGCATAGACTGCGTGGAGGACTCCTTCCCCAAAGGGCATGACCCCAGCACATTCAATATACAATATTCGCACAAAACAGTCAAGGTCTTAGTTGGCCCGCATCCGTAACTGGCGGAATTGCCCATGCATCTGCCGGATGAAGTCGATCAAAATCGCTTGTTGAGCAACAGGCAGTTCGTGGAACTTAGGATCAACTGTTTCAAAGCTATGCTGTGCGAGTTCTTCCCACTTGTCCGCGTCGATTAGTTCGGCGCAGGGTGCGCAGGCTACCCATTTGCCGACGCTCTCGGCTACAAGTGGCCCTACATCAATTGCTTTGAACGTCTCACATGCGTAGTCCTTCACGATGGCTGGCGAACTGCAAAAATCACATAGCAACTCTTTACCACCAGGGTGCAATTCATATTTAACATAGTTAGTCATTTCAGTCCTCCTCAAGGCAGATTTCTCTTCGTGTCTGAATCACAAGCATCTGTCCAGTCTGTGCAACAACCTTTGCGACAGGCAACACAGTTTTCTTGTCAAGGTAGCGGGCGCGTTGATTATTCGCCATTACTTGCACAGGCACACCACCTATGATCGGAACTTCCTCAACCTTCCGAATGTGCAAAATATGTTTGCACATTGGTTTCGGGTTTCTAGCAAACTTATGGGCCGGGCAGTCACAAGCCCATCGTCCAGTCTTCGCCACGCTGACTGTATACGTCTTGTCAGTAGTAAACGAAGTCACTTTCCACTGTGCTGCCCACTGAGCGCCCATCACCCTAACTCCCCTTCTAACGAATCAATTCTCGATTCCAATGAATTGACATCATCCCGATCAACCATAGAGCTAATCCGATCTTCAAGGTCAGATTCAAGATCATCGGTATATTGTTGGCACTCATATCTGACCAAATCACCGACGAAGTACCAAAGCACTTTTCCAATCAGGCTCTTCATGGCTAGTTGACCTCCCTCTTGATGCTGCGTGACTGCTGAAGCACGGGCGGCTGATTTGACGGAAGCTTATACTTGCCAGGGTAGCTTGCGGCAATGAACTTCCCGGCAGCAAACTCACGCAGCCGTTGTATCTGATCTTTCGCAGACTGAGCGACAGGAACAACGTACTCGGCAGCTTCCACGAGGCTGATCCCGTAGTCCCAGGCCATCTCGGTGCACTGTTCGATTTCCGCCCCTGTCCATCCTTCATCGTCCGGACGCTTCTTGTCGGTCAGATTATATTTCTTCGTGAAAAACTGCCATGCCCCGTCACGCTCTTCTTTTGACATCAGGTCCATAAAGAACGTGCCACGCTTGAAACGCCTTCTCAATTCAGGAGGCAGGCTGTCCACGTTATTGCAAGTCGCAACAACGAAAATCGTTTTGCCGCCAGCCACAGCATCCACCATTTTCAGGAACGAGCGGAGATTCTTGCCCGACTCGCCGACAATACCGGCCTCCATTCCACCAATATCACCCACGATAGTCGGAACTCCAGCTTCGTTTCCAATTGCCTTTGCTAAGAGGGACTTCCCTGTTCCGGGAGGCCCGAGCAGCAATATGCCAATTGCGTTGTGATCCTGCATCCAGGTCAAGAAAGTGCCAAACATCTTCTGGCTGACTCCAGACAAATCGCCTTGCAGGCCGGCAAACATCTTCTCGATTTCGTCCAGAAACAGGACGCACGAGATTTCCCGCTTGCCGTTGATAACCATACGGACGTACTTGACGACGTTCGACAGTCCGCAGATATTGGAAAACTTCTCCGCTCCGCGCCAGACACTTGCACCAACAGTCTGCTCGATTGTCTGCCGCTTGCGTTCCCACAACCCTTCAACGTCGATACCGTCCTTCTTGAGTGAGATAAATGCTACCTGCTCGGCGGGATATGCGGCAAGTCCGCACAGCGCATCGGAGCATTTTTCCAGTACATCGGCTTTGGGTTTGTCGAGCTTCGCATCATTGTAGACGCGTGTGATGATTTCTTTCAATTGTTCGCGGTCAGGGTAGGGCTCATCCAGCAAAAGCACATCCTGGGCGAGTGCGGCGGGCAGGGTAATATCCGGAGCGAGCAGAACGACGCTGCGCCGGTTCGCTTTGAAGTTGTCACGCAGGTTGCAAATCGCTTGCGCGACAACAGGCTGCTCCATGTAGCGGTCAGCGTTCAGCATGAAGAGAATCGACAAACGCGGCAGCTTCACAGCACGCACAAGGGCGTCCACTGGGCTAGACAACGATTCGGACAGAAGTTGATACAGGTCGCCAACTTTCTCACCCGACTGGATACGCTCTTGCATCTGTGAAATTTCTACAGCAGAGAACAAATCGTGTAAGGCATCTTGGCCCTTATCGTTCACACCGAGCACGCCTCGGACGATATCGTGACACAGGATCGGTGGCACTTCTTTCGTCTCGGCGTACGCTTGCATGACTGTGCCCATCGTTGCGGCAGGGTCGGGTGTGCGAATCGCCATCAGGCTAGTGCTAACTCGTCTTGCTGCCTTAAAAGTTTCCAGAAAACTTTGCTGAGCCATGACTTCCTCCTCATCCAGTATGTTACAGGATTCAAACTATGCTTTCGGTGCCTCATACTTCGCTTTGAGCCTATCTAACTGTGCCCGTTCAGAAGTTTCAATTTCAGCATTCAGTCGGGCCGAGTATGCTTCAATCAAACCAGAAGTTATCACCCATGCTTTGACAACACGCTCCACATCGCAATAAGTGAATTCCGGCGAGCCGTAGCAACCACACTCCGCTGTCTGTTTCAGAAATTGCATCTTGTCCCTGGTGTTTGTGAAAAACTCGCCGTAGAACCCTCCTTGATTGTAATGAGCGATATGCCCGAAGGTCATCGACAGACGATTGTAAAACCACTTCGGGAACAGTGTACCCTTAAAATCGGACTCTACGAATCGAACGAACTGATTGGCGAACTTGGCCTTGTCTTCTGCTGTGTCCCATTCAGTTGGTGTAAACCGCGTTGCGTCGAATAGCTTTTTCATGGTCGTTCTCCTTGTACCTCACTTGTTGCACCTTGATAGTACAAAATTCGTACAATATTGTCAAGGGTAAAAATAATGGTGGCTTTCTCGTATAGCTACCATGTGGGACTTGCGACCATCCGTTTGTCCCGTTTTTGCGGGTGACAACGGTATCCCATCATCCGTAGTTTAGGGCACTGGTACCCAACCCGCCGCCGTTCGCATTGGCGTATAAGACGACTGGTCTCTTTCAGGACGAGACCGCAATTGCCAGCACGTTGCTTCCGTAGTTTGTTTCATTCACTGGTTCGCTCGTTCGTCCTGCACCTATTTAGACGCACTAGCCCTAGGTAAAGATTCAATATTCGTACAATATTAAGGGTCAGGTTAGGTGCTTTAGTTTGAGTAGGTTAGGTATGGGGAACTGGTTAATTTGCTTCGCCGGGAGCTTCGTTTTCGCCCTCTTGCCTGTCATAAGAAGAATACTCTGAAAGCATCTCTGGATCGAGGTTCCCGAGATTCGCGTGTCTCGCAAAAAATGCGACTGCGCGGCACATTACTGTGTCATCTTTTGAATTGTCGTCATCCCCGCCACCCTGAGGTTTTCCATCCTTAAGACGCCTCGTAAACCTCATGGCTTCTTCGATAAAGGTAAAGTCATAAAAACGCTCGGGGTACTCTTCGACAAATGCACGCAATAGACCGAGCGAAACAGGCCGGGTTTTAGTCGTCATCGGAAGACCCGGAACCTCCTGGTCTTTCTTTTGATTCATACCAACAGAACGGGCACGGAACTTGTCTTTGTGCTTGTAAATATTCCAGTAGCGCTGTTCTTCCAAACGATAGAGCACAACGCCGCCATCACCACCCGTGCCTCGCTCTACGGCAATCATCGCCATGTTGTACTGCACACCCATTTCTATCAAGTCGTCTGCAAAATCCTCGGGTGGCATACGCCCACGAATCGCTGCGACTTCTTCACCTGTTTCTTCGTCGAGCACAACAGCGGCAGAATAATCAGGATCATCAGTTGCAACTTGCCTGCCCGTAGCAGTATCCGCACCGATTACATATTTCTTCCCCTTGACACGGCGTTTGAATATTTTTATCTGCCCGTCGCGCTTCGTCACGATAGGTTCGTAACCTTGCAGCTCAACATACCGATAACGCAGAATATCACGGTCAAAGTACGATCTACCAGATACAAGAAACGCTGAAATATCATCCTCAGGGTATTTCTCGTCGAAGTTGTAACGCAGTGAAATCTTCTTGATGCGCCGAAAGCCGACTTGCCCCAGAGTAAGATGCACCCGGTCCTTAAGAGTTTTTTCTTCTGCCGTCAGTGGGTCCTGCTCGAAATCTACATCCAAATCACTCATGCGGTAGAGTTTGTTGCGAACATGCTCGGCGCTGTACTCTTTGTGCCACCACCAAGGATGGAAAAAATACATGAACTCGGAAGTTTTATTCTGTGGATCGCGGGCCCGTATGCATTCTTCATAAAAAGTGCCGCCTGCACCGTTCGCAGTCGATTCAATATCAAGCGTTCCATCGTCGGGAATCGCTTCCTTGGCGTTTGCCAGAGTTTCCTCGGGATTTCCAGGCCAGCGGGCATACTCGGTGCAGACCAAATGATTCAATGTGAGCCCTTGTCCAACCTCATCCTGCTCTGCTGAATCCACCAAGATTTTCGAGTCAAGCTGATCGAAGACCAACTCTCGGCGGTTGCTCGCTACTGTGTGCAGCAAGTTCGCATGATACTCACGGGTCACTACGCTTGCATCCCAGTCATAAGGATTCGGCGTCCCGAAATAGCGATGCGTGCGCTTCAGGATTGCAAAGTGCTGTGCTGCGTAAAAATGATTCTGTGAGATAAGCAGGCAACCTGAACCAGGTTCTGTAATCGCGGGAAGATAAAGCCTGCGAATAATCTTGTCTGTTGTGTACCCACCTTGTCTGTACTTGAGGCAGATATTACGCTTCTTCTCCCGGTTCACCATGTCACGCTGCACATCGTTCAGCATAAACGGAACGAGACGGCGGTTCCAGAAGCCTTCGGGGAGCGGAACTTGGTCTTTACCAGGTTCTTTCTTAATGAGAATCCAGAAAAAATACTTGCAGAACTCCTCTTGGCCGAGGACGCGCAGCATCATCTGTAGGGATTCAAGCTGGTCTTTAACGATTGCTGGATCGGGGCCTGTGCGGGTTTTTAGCGTGTTGACCCAACTAAAACCAAATCCCGGAATAGTTGTCGAAATGGGCGGCTGCGTGGCCACAGGTTAGCGGCCTGAGGTCGTACGGCTGTAGATTACTTTTGGCACGAGGTCAAACTTTTCTTGTATCATTTCGGCAATAAGTCCATATCTGCTATCGCCCAGTCCGGCTTCCAGTTGAGACACTAGTTGCATCAGCTGTTCTTTCAACCAACCTTTTTCCCGATAGTGCAGCACGGCAACCGCATCATCTTCTTTGATAAGCCGGTACTCACGCTCGTCGAGAAAACTATCAGGCAGCCCGACATGATGTGGCATAACGATATGATCGCCAACTTTGATGTCACACTCGTTGAAGACCGAAATGTCGAAGCGCTTGCCGTCTTCGGAAACCTTGTCTACTTTTTCCCAATACGGCTTATACACGGCAAGCACGACCGCTTCGATGTTCGGCTTGTTCTGCTTCTCTGGCATCAGAACACCGCCTGCTGTAACAGTCGAGCGTGGCAGCGTTCTGACAAGAATGAACGGTTTCAAGGGCTGCAGCCAGCGCTCGGTGTCCGCATACATGCGCTCCACTAGATCGGTCATTTCTCTTTTTGACTTCGCCTCAACGGCGCGTGCATCCCCACTTACCACAATACCACTACCAAGGCGTGAGCCTATGCTTGCCATCTTGTCTCCCCTTATGCTTCATCGCCACCTATAGGTTCTCTTCTCCACAAACCTTCTTCTGGCGTTCCAAAACAAACACATCGCCAACTGTGCGCGTTGCTATCCCAAAAGGTCTTATCAGGAGTTTGGTATGTGGCAGTTTCATTACATTTTGGGCACACAACCCGCTTTCTACAATCAGGACAGTTTGGATAGGTTTTGGTTGCCATCACTTTGTCCAATCTGAACTGAAAACGAAACTCTCACCGACTAGCTTCGTTCCTTGTGGTCTTTGCTCACGTTTGCCATGCCCATTTTTCTCAATCCATTCAATGATGCCAAACAAAAGATTTTCAAGCGGTGCTGTGTTCCCGTCATCCAAACACGGCCCTACCTTTTCAAGAAGAATACGCATCTCTTCCGTTGTCATTGTTTGGGCCTTCTGTTGTACGCCTGCTCGCTCATCGTTGCCCACTTACAGTTGCCTGGCTCATAATTACCGTTATTATCCACCCGTTCTATAGTCCACCGAGATATGCCACTCTTGTATTTTCCCTTGGGCCTAGGTCCCATATCGGCAAGGAAGTTACTAAAGTCTTGCCAACGAATGCAAACTTTAATTCCACGTCCCCCGTAATATTTATAAATTGCACAATTTGGATCACCGCATCTCTGCCTCATACCATTCCAAATTATGTGCTCTGCTGTTCCGCATAGACCATGTTTAGTTCTCGCAACATTCAAAGCCACTATACATCTCGCGGCAACTTTCTTTTGATAACATCCACAACTCCTCGTAGAGCCTTTAATCAAGCACCAACCATAGACAGTTTTTATATTCCCGCAATTACACTTACACACAAATCTACGGCCTTTACCTTTCTCAGCAACACGTATGATAGTAAGTCTGCCAAAGCAGTCCCCTGCACGCAGATTCTTAACGGCGAAACTAAATCTCCCTATCATTGTGGCTTATTGAACTCCGGAATTTTCATACCTGGGGGTGGCACGAAAATGCCTCCGGTGTTGCGGGTCCTGACTGGACCCCAAGCTACTTCGACACCTTGAATCTTTTTGACCGACATTTGATAGGGCACACCGCAATGCGGGCAGGACTGCACATCAGGATGCGTCCAAATCACGAGTGACACACTCATGCTGTTAATCACCTCAGCGTGCGGCAGCATCACGACAAATTCTTTCCCACAGTCGGTATTAAAACATTTAATTTGTTGTTGCTGCTCACGAGACTCACCATTCGCGCTCATTACTCGTCCTCCGGACCAAAGATGGGCTTGCGACGCTTTTCACGCGCTACTTTCATGCTCTCAACTTGATCGGGCTTCGGCTCCTTCGGTCGGCCGAATCCTAGCGCCCGAAATACAGCCCGTGCAAGTCCGACTTTTTCAACTTCGGGAGCTTCAGGATACAGCAACGAGTCTGTGTAGGCCTTCGGCTGATAGATTACCCGCCCGTCTGGCAGTATCGTTGCGCCGGTGATGACATCATCGGTTGGCGTGCCCGCACAGTCGGAGCATTTCGCGGTCGAGAATCCCTGATACAGACCACGATAAATCGGCTTCCCACATACCTTGCAAACCACGGTGACAGAACCATCGCTGTTTATGCGGCGTGTTTCACGTCCGCCTTGACTTGAAAACGCTTGCAGATCGTTAATCGGCATAATTAATCACTCGTAAAAATCAGAACAGCGCCCTCGTCATTCTCAAATACAAGCCTGTGCGGCAAGCAGAACTCAACTTTTTCAATGCTAGTATTCCACGCACCGCTAGGTTGGTCACTGACACCAATTTCAACAGGTACTTCTTGCGGCATTGTTCTCAACAGTCCAATAAGCTCGGCCACCGTCATAACTCACCAACCTTCATAGGAACAGCCATTGCACGTTCGCGCTGCTCGATACGCTTCCACATCGCTTCAATTGCACGATACACTAAATCCGGCTGCACGTCACCCGGGTTGCCATAGATCATCTGATAGTTCATTGACGACCATTTCGACATCCAATTACGATGACAGTCTGTTGGGTAAATTTCTACGACCGCAAGACCCGCCGCCGCCGCAAGATAAGTCAGTCCTGAACGCACACCGACAAGTAGTTTGCCCCGCAAAGCAACACGCCAGGAAGAATCGGCCCAGACAACGGATGGTTCAATTTGCACATTTAATTCCGGCCGATTGTTACACAGAAATTCATCCACCCTGTCACTACCAGAAAACGGCAGTAGCATAATATCGCAATCTGGTTTGATGTTTCCGACTACGCTAGATATATCGGGTACGACTTTCACAGGATCGGAGCCGACCATGATACCGAAAATCTGTGTCACATGCTTCTCAGTCGTCAGTGACAGCTTATAGGCAAGCTCGGGATCAAACTTTACCACCTGATCGAATCCGTCCAGTGTCATGCCTGACGTGTCGTACACGATCTTTTCTACACGCGCATGCCCATCTTTCTCGATTGCGGGAATGAGAAAGTCTAACTCCCCGCCCACCTTAGAATGCACGGTCACGATTGGGTCGATGCCACGCTTGTCAAGCCACAAATAATAATCCTGCAACGCACACACAGCCGCGAGAAACATCTCGCATGTATCAGGCATCGAGTAAAAGTGGTGCTCCGTATGGCGCTCGATAGAGTTATCTTTCAATTCTTTGCCCATTTCCTAGCATAGATTCTGCCGACTTCATTCGTTCATGGAAGCAGATGCTACAATAAGGTAGGTCCATGAACGAGATTGTCGATTCTCTCTGCATCGGCCCGTGCTTGTCACAAACGAACACTTCGCTGCGCGGCAGGGCTTTCGTCTCGAACCAGGCCTCTAAATAGACATACCCAACATAAAGCCCTGCACTTATGGGCACACCAAATATTATCCACAATAAAAGTTTCATCGCAGCACGCGGCTAGCTACGGCCTTCTCTAAAAGTTCATGCTGACATTCATTGCACAAATCAATTCTACCCAGATACTCCCTGTTGATTTTGTAGGTCACGAGCCATCCATCATCACGCCCAGAGGAACGTCCAAATAAAATACTCCCAGAGGAACCATTCAGTGCCATCTCTTTACTACAGTTGTCACAGTAGTGTTTATCACTCATGCCAACACCTCCTGAAATGCTTGCTGCCACAAAGTCATTAACTTGCGCTGCTCGAAATGCTCTTCCGTTACAGAGCGCATGACACCAGCTAGTTCATCACGCAAGTCTTTGTCCAGCACGAGTGCCTTAATCTTTTCTTTCCAGTGCTGTGACGTTCTACACATGAGCCATTCAAGCCGCTTGTCAAGATCGCAAAATCGTCTGTAGGGACCAACATCGCTGGCGACACAAGGAATACCTATCGCAGCAGATTCAACCATTTTTATGGAACTTTTCGAGCGGTTGAAGCGTACATCGGCAAGCGGGGCCATCGCAATGTCCCAGCCCCAACTCGGATAGCGGCTGAAGTATTCCCCTATCGGACAGAATTCACGTGTTCTGACTCGCGGATGCCCAATTAGCTTCTTAGGCGGTGCGGAACCGATAAGCTCCAAATGCAGCATAGGCAACTCTTCGATCAGGCTTGGCAGGACTTGCCACGCCAAACCAACATCGCCTTCGTGCGTATTCGATCCTCCCCAGCCAAGAGTTACACGACCCTCAGGCTTCGGCAGTGGTGCTCTATGCAGATAGTCGAAGTCAATTCCATTCGGAATGACCATAATCGTCTTCGAACGCGACTTCGGAACCGCTAAATGCACAGCTGTACGAAGTGGCTCAGTAGATACAGTTACGAGATCACACACTTCAATGCACATGCCAAAACCGCTCTTTACAGGTTCAAAGACAGCCTTCGCTGGTGAACTTCCCGGTATAGACCACAAATCGTCATCGAGGTCATAAATTACTTTCAGGCCCATATCTTTCATCTGTTTTAGAGCCTGCATGTTTCCCGCACTGCACTGCCGCTGCACGACGACTATATCCGCATCGCCCAGTTCCGAGACAGGCGTGCGCACGGGATGAAAGATAAATCTAGAGTTTGGGTAATGCAGTGACGGCATGAAAAGCCGATACAACGCACAACCGTCAAGCCACGCAGGGACGAAGGCTACGGTAGGAGTTTTCTGCATGCAGCCACACTCCTTTCAAGAAAATCTCGAAACAGATACAACGTCAGCCCCTGCTCATCCCACCCCATCACATAAATTGGCCCACGGTTTTCTTTCAGCACCAATAAAGGGTGCAAGCCAAGTTCTGGCTTTGCCGCAACGGCATCATCAGCCTGTTTAATCCACTGCCATTCTTTCCATGATTTCTTACGGTATTTTACGGGAAAAAGGAAGTTCTGCCAGTCTATCTTCCGATAATACTTACACTCTATTGCCCATGGAAAGAGTTCGGCTAGTCGGTCGGACAGGTATAAATCGCCACAGGACATTGCATGCCCGCCAGAAAGTGTAGACCGCCAGCACTCCCTTTGCTTAATTCCATGCTCCCTGAAAGCATGCACGATCATCTTCGCAATTTGCCGCTCAAAAGCCGCACCTTTGTTGTGCCCCATTCCCGGTTTCATATAAGCCACACTCCTCAACAAGTATGATACAGAAACACTTCAGCGTAACTCATTCAAGTTGTCTTCACGGGCAAGAAAGCGCTTGCCATTCTTCGCGTCTACTACTTCATACAGACTACCGCCGTCCTTCGCAGCAGATGCGCGAATGATCGTCACTTTTCTGCCAGTCGGCTTGTGCCGAACAATACTTCCCCGTGTAAATGCGGATGCACCCTCCTTGCGTCCAGCAGTCTCCACTTTACGGTTGACGTTGTGCAGATTCTCCAGCGCAGCCTTTGCTTCTTCTTCCTGACGCACACCAGAAACAACATCGGGATGACCAGCAGAAGCCCGTAACAATGCAACCTGTGTGGGATTCTGCGCTAGATCGGCAAGCGACGTAAAAGAGGACTTCTGATACCTAGTCACGGACGGCTTACTGTTATCTGCCATTGCTCTTCTCCTTTATGCGTTCAACCAAGTAGGATTGTCCCTGTACCAAAAAGCAGCTTTCTCTATCATCTGCTCTAATTCTAGTTTTGGTGCCCAGCCTAACGCTTTCAGTTTATCACAACAAAGTGCATATCTACGGTCATGCCCGGGACGGATGTTATGATCGTCTATAAATTCAATCTGATCCTCGGGTTTATGCAGCACCCGGAGAATCCACTTCGCCAAGTCTAGATTTTTCAATTCCCTGTTCCCAGCAATATGATACACCGATCCAGGCGCTACATCGGCAGTCAGCAAAAGTATAAGTGCATCCACATGATCCACCACCCAAAGCCACTGCCGCACGTGACCACCGTCACCGTACACGGGCAGCAGCTCGCCTGCTAAGGCTTTGCGAACAAACGTGGGAAACACTTTTTGTGGATGCTGAAACGGCCCGACATTATTTTCAGTGCGTGTCACAACCGTGTGAAGACCAAACGTATGTGCGTAGCTGATCGCAAGACAATCGGCCCCAGCTTTCGATGCCGCATAGGGGTTCGTCGGATTCAGAGGAGAATTCTCCGCGTACGCCCCCTCCAAAATACTCCCGTACACCTCATCAGTTGACACCTGAATGAACC